ATCATATGAAATTTTGACGATGCGTGTAGGAAAAATTACGCAATGGTATCCAGAATACGTTAGGATAAAATTGTATAATCAAAAAACAGGTATGATGGAAGAAATAATCCTTCCAAAAACAACCGTTGGCGTTATTGAAAATCCTTTATACGCAGTAATGAATGAGCCTAATTCAACTTTGAAACGGCTTATAGATAAGCTTAATCTTTTAGATGCAATAGACTCGCAAAGTGGTTCTGGTAAATTAGATTTAATTATTCAACTTCCTTATGTAATTAAGACAGATGCTAGAAAATTGCAGGCAGAAAAAAGAAGGGCAGATATTGAATCCCAACTAAAAGATTCTAAGTATGGTGTTGCTTATACTGATGGAACCGAAAAAATTACTCAGTTAAACAGGCCAGCAGAGAATAATTTAATGACCCAAATCGAGTACCTAACGAGTATGCTATGGAGCCAGTTAGGTTTAACGAAGGAAGTCTTCGAGGGAACTGCCGATGAACCGGCTATGATTAATTATTATAATCGTACAATTGAGCCCATTCTCTCTGCAATTACGGATTCATTTAGGCGAAGTTTTCTTACTAAAACAGCACGATCTCAAGGACAAACTATTATGGCTATTAGAGATCCATTTAGATTAGTTCCAACCAGTCAAATAGCCGACATTGCAGATAAATTTACTAGAAATGAGATTCTAAGCTCGAACGAAATTCGTGGAATAGTCGGTTTTAAGCCTAGTGAAGATCCGAAAGCTGATGAGTTAAGGAATAAGAATATTAATCAACCAGAGGAACAACCGAGTGAGAAAATTGCTATTCCTAAAAAAGATAAAGAAACAATCAAAATGGAAGGAGTTTAACGTATTATGTTAAAAGATAAAAAGAAGTTCGATTTTAGTGGGTATGTTACCAAAACAAATGTAAAATGCACAGATGGACGAGTAATTCTTGAAGACGCATTTAAAGAAAGTGATGGCGTAATTGTTCCATTGGTTTGGCAACATATGCACAATGAACCTTTAAATGTTCTTGGTCATGCTCTACTTGAACATCGAAAAGAAGGCGTTTATGCTTTTTGTAAGTTTAACGAAAGCGATTCTGGAAAGAATGCAAAACTTTTAGTTGAGCATAAAGATATTACATCTTTATCAATTTATGCTAATAGTTTAGTTGAAAAGTCTAAAAACGTTATTCATGGAGTTATTAGAGAGGTTAGTTTGGTTTTAGCTGGTGCTAATCCTGGTGCTCTAATTGATAACGTTGCTATTTCTCATGCTGATGGTGAAATTACAACTCTTGAAGATGAAGCTATTATTTATACAGAATCTCTTTTGGACCTTCAAGAGGAAGTAGTTGAAAATAAGAATGAGGAATTAGCGCACGAAGATAATAGCAACGACAAAACAATAGGTGATGTATTTAATACGCTTAGCGATGAGCAAAAAACTGCCGTTTATGCTATTATTGCAGAAGTAATGGATGAAACTTCAGGTGAATCTCTGGAGCAATCAAACTTAGAAAACGAACAAGGAGAATCTAATATTATGAAAGCAAATGTTTTTGATGGGTCTGCTACAAAGAAAAACCAGCCTACTCTTACTCACGATCAGTTTGCAAAAATTCTTGAAGACGCGAAAAAGACCGGCTCTTTTAAGGCGGCTTTTCTTGCCCATGCTGGTACTTATGGAATTGATAATATTGATTATCTATTCCCAGATGCGCAGGCTGTTACTTCCGAGCCAACCCTTATTAAACGTGATATGGAGTGGGTTGCTGGAGTTATTAATGGTGCTCGTCATACTCCATTTTCTCGTATTAAGAGCGTCCACGCAGACATTACTGTTGAAACGGCTCGTGCTCTTGGTTATGTTACCGGTGCATTGAAGAAGGAAGAAGTATTTGGTCTTTTGCGCCGTATTACTACTCCTACGACTATTTATAAGAAACAAAAGTTGGATCGTGATGATATTATTGATATCACGGATTTGGATGTTGTTGCCTGGTTGAAGCGTGAAATGCGTGTTATGCTCGATGAAGAAATTGCTCGCGCAGTATTGCTTAGTGATGGTAGAGATCCCGTAGCAGAAGCCGATGATAAGATTGATGAAACGGCTATTCGTCCTATCTGGAAAGATGCAAATATGTATGCGCATCACCATTTCTTGGCTAGCACTGTTACTGATGCTGAAGTAATGGATGAAGTAGTATTAGCTCGTATTGCTTATCGTGGCTCAGGTTCTCCTACCATGTATGTTGGTCCTACGATCTTAACCAATTGGTTGCTTTTGAAGGATCTTGATGGTCGTCGTTTATATCCAACTGTCTCGGAACTTGCCTCGGCAATGCGTGTTTCATCGATTGTTGAAGTTCCTCTCATGGACGCACTTGAGCGCGATATTGATCCTGCATTTCCTGATGGTGGTGGTGTTCCTGCAGCTCATGATTTGCTATGCATTATCGTTAATATGCGCGATTATACCATGGGCGCAGACAAAGGCGGACAGATTTCCTTCTTTGATGATTTCGATATCGATTATAACCAGTACAAGTATTTGCTCGAAGGTCGTATGTCTGGCGCTTTGGTTGTTCCTAAGTCTGCTTTGGTCATTGAACGAGCTCAATAATTTTTAAAGGAGCTTAAAATGGCAAAGTTTCAAGGAATAGTAGGATATATTAAGACCGAGAAAACCGAGCCAGGAGTTTATAGTGAGGTTGTTACGGAGCGTGTTTATGTGGGTGACATTCTTCGTAACAACCAAAACTGGGAAAAAAGTGAGACTCTGAATGATAATTTTACTATTAATAATCGTTTTAGTATTATATCGGATGAGTTTGCTTATGAAAATTTTCCATATATTCGTTATATTACATACTCTGGAGTTAAATGGTCGATAAAATCGATTGAAATACAACGACCTCGGCTTGTTATTACTGTTGGAGGTGTATATAATGGGTAGTAGACTGGATCTTCAAACCATTCTTGAAAGTATACTTGGTTCTGAGTATGTATATTTTCAGCCTCCGCCAACAATTAGTATGACTTATCCTTGCATAATCTATCAAAAGACAGATTTAGATACAAAGTTTGCTAATAATAAACCATATGCATTTAAAAAACAATATAGTATTACTTATATTGACAGAAATCCAGATAGCTCGATTCCGGATGCGATTTCATTATTAGAAACTTGTATTTTTGATAGACGATTTACAGCGGATAATTTATATCATGACGTTTTTACTATATATTTTTAAAGGAGATATATTATGGTAGCACTTGTTTGGGATGATGCAGGTAATCGTTTGTACGAAACAGGAATTGATCATGCAGTTCTATATGTTATGGATGCGCTTGGCGCTTATCCTCTAGGAGTTGCATGGAATGGTTTAATTAGTGTCACTGAAAGTCCTTCCGGAGCTGAGGCCTCACCACTTTATGCTGATAATATTAAATATTTGAATCTGATTTCAGCAGAAGAGTTCGGTGCAACGCTCGAGGCTTATACTTATCCAGATGAATTTGGAGAGTGTGATGGTTCAGCTGAACCAGCGGTTGGTGTTAAATTGGGCCAGCAAGCACGTAAACAGTTTGGTCTTGTTTATCGAACAAAGCTTGGAAATGATGTTGATGGTGAAGATCATGGTTATAAGCTTCATCTGGTTTATGGTTGTTCAGCGGCACCTTCAGAAAAGGGCTATCAAACAATTAATGAATCACCAGATGCGGTTACATTTAGCTGGGAGATTACTACTACTCCTCCAACTGTAACTGGATATAAGCCAACAGCGTTGATTGTTATTGACTCTACAAAGGCTGATCCTACAGATTTGGCAGCATTTGAAACGATTCTATTTGGAGATCTTGCAGTAACTCCAACTCTGCCGCTTCCAGATGCTGTTATTGCAGCGTTTGCGGCTTAATCTAATTATTTTTATAAAAAGTCCCGAGAGTCATCTGACTTTCGGGACTTAAATTCTCATTTAAGGAGTTATTAAAATGGCAGATTATCTGCATAGTGATATCTATGATAATGGTTTAGCACCACTAACTACTATTGTAGAAAATCTTTATATTTGTAGTGCTCTTCCGGCTACTTTTGTAGAAGCTTCTGCAACCTACAAATTAGCCACAAAAGCAACCCCAACAATTACTGGCCCTGCGGATCGTAGTGCTGGTGGAGGTCGTGAGGTTACAGTTGGAGCAATTGCTGATGGTCTTGTAGATACCACCGGCAACGGAGCATATTATGCTTTATGTGATAATAGTGCATCTAAACTTTTGGCTGCTGGAGATTTAGCCACCCCACAAGATCTAACTGCAGGAAATCCATTTACTCTTACTAGTTTCAAAGTCGGAATTCCAGCACCTACTACTTAATTTAAAGGTTAGTTAAATGCCTGTACCTTATATAGGAAGTTCCGAAAGTATATATAATTCTACTGCGAAGAGTACGCATTCCTTCTTAGTAGATATTGGCACCAGAACGAATGGCCTGTTGAAAGTTAGTATTAATATTCGGTCTAATACTTCTGTAACATCCGTTAAGTACAATGGCATTGATCTTAGTCTTGCTGTGGCTATTACTGAAGCCACTGCTCCAGGCCATCGTTCTGAAATTTGGTATCTTATTGGGCCAGCCAATGGAAGTAATTTACTAGAAATTGTATTTGCTACAAACATAACAACTTTTGCTGTAAGTGTTGCCTGGTGTGACGGAGCTTGGCAAAGTCAAAGTGACGTTTTAGACGATGTAAATTCTGCGGCTGGTACTTCTACTAATCCGAATGTCGATATAACTCCAACTGTTGATGGAGCTATCATTTTTGGAACGATTTTTACAGAAGCTAATAATCCTCCAACAACGGACGAAACGATTTATCAATTTCATGATTTTGGTATTGCTAACTATTCATCGAGCTATTATGAACAAGTTGTAGCTGCTACTAGAAATATTAATTTTGTAACTCTAAACGATGTTTATTCTTTAGTAGCAGCATCGTTTAAACCCGTTCCATCATCTAATGAACGACCAACAATTGAACTAAATACTCTTGATGATACTGAATTTGATACCGATACCCCAACATTAGAGTTTACTGGTTCTGATATTGACGACGATGATCTTCGTTATAATATTCAGATTACAGATAATCCAATAGCTTTTGAGAGTGGCGATCTTTTGCGAGATTTTTATCCATGGTCAACCCTTGGCGGATTAGTTGTTCATAATCAGTTAAGGGTTCCTAATTATAATACTTGGTTTGGATATTTTCAGACGGATGATCGCCCTGGTCAATCGTTTTCTGGTGGTGGTGGGATTTTAAAACAAATTAAAATATATTGTGGATCAGATCCTCCTAGCACTGATACTGATGGCACTGCCTATATGCGAGTATATGCGCATCAAGGAACTTATGGACAAACTGGTGAGCCTCTAAATGCAGCTGATCCTGTAGACACACCAACTTCTGGTTGGTTAGCAGTGTCTGATGGAGTTCCATTCACTACATCTAGCGCACCTGGTTGGTATACATTTACTTTCAGTGGTTTAAATCAAATCAATCTTGCTTATGATACTAAATACTTTTGGATTTTGGAATGGGATGCCAATGGTGTTTCCCAGCCAGCAGAAAATTGTATTGGAGTATATGGTGATTGGTCTCAAGGTGGAACTTCTCCGACACATGCTGGTAATATGTATATTGATGGGGCCTTGGTGGATCACAATGGTTATTGGTCTCCAGTTAGTGATGGCATAGGCGATTTTCGTAATGCTGATCTATATTTTGAAGTTTATGAAGAATTTATTCTACTGGATAAACTCTCTGGTACAGATAATGGATTTTTAAATACTGTAACTGGAGGGGATACAGATCCATTTAACGCTGGTGAGAAAATATCTTTTACTGTCCAGGCTGGAGATGAACTTCTTTCTGGAATGATCTATTATTGGCGAGCTCGTGCTATTGATCCTGATGGATCTGGTAGCTATAGTGATTGGTCTGAAATTCGTACTTTTACTGTTGTAACTGAAGTTACTCATGAACTAGTTGCTACGGATATTACTACTGCACCTCCTATTCTCGATAGTCCCAGTATTGGACAAGTTCATGAATTAATATCAACAGATATTCTTTCAGGAATTCCTGAATTAGGAGCACCAGTAATTTCAAGTGAAATAGTTCATGAATTAATAGCCAACGATATTACTACTGCACCTCCTATTCTTGATAGTCCTAATATTGGTCAAACTCATGAATTAATAGCCAACGATATTACTACTGCACCTCCTATTCTTGATAGTCCTAATATTGGTCAAACTCATGAATTAGAAGCTCTTAATATTATTACAGAACCTCCTATTCTTGATAGTCCTAATATTGGTCAAACTCATGAATTAGAAGCTCTTAATATTATTACAGAACCTCCTATTCTTGATAGTCCTAATATTGGTCAAACTCATGAATTAATCGCTAATGATATTCTAAGTGGAATACCAATCTTAGAAAGTCCTAGTATTGGACAAGTTCATGAATTAATATCAACTGATATTACTACAGAACCTCCAATTCTTGGAACTCCAATAGTGTCGAGTGA